TAGTTTGGAACTACCATCAAGTCACCAAAGTCTGACATGTAAACGTCTACCGATTGGCGAAGTTTACCATCTTCATCGATGTTGCGACGAACACCTGTATCTGCAACCATAAGGTCAGAGAAGTCACGGCGCAGTTTTGGGGATACCATGATACGAGTAGCGGAACCACCGTTCTCATAGATCTTTTGCATCACTGAGTCAATGTCTGTGAGAGCCAAAGCAGCTTTAGCCGCACCTGAAGCAACAGTAATAACTGCTGTACCAGCGTTAGTTGTTGATGGTGCTGTGAAAGCACCTTTAAACACACAAGTATCACCACTGTTTACGAATGACTGAAAACCACCAGTCTGACGAGCACCAGAAGTAGTTTGCTTGTTATATGTGTTTACAACATCAAACTCCATGTCACGGCGCATTTCTGTGCCACGCTTTTTCAGCTGATATGCATACTCATCGGCAACACCTGCTTGATCAATAGCACGGCGGCTACCTGATACTGAGATTGTTTTGCTGTTGATTTGAGTGTAGTTACCCAAACGTGTACGCATTGCGCCTACTGATGTAGAGGCTGCACCATCTCCGGAAGCAGGTGTAGAGCCAGCTGCCAAGAAATCTGCACCTTCAGCTACACGGGAGTTACCTGGAGCTGTAAGCTCATCAGTTTGCCACTCGTGGTAGATGTTAGTTGCTTTGGATTTACCAATTGAAGAGATAAAGGGAGTTTCATCTCGTGTGATCATGGAAATAAAATTCGCTAGATCTTCACGGTTTGATACGTCTTTACCTGTGCCTGTTGCTCCACGGGCTGTGGAGATATTACGACCACCTGTAGTTGCCATTTTATTAATCCTCCTAGGATATTATTTATTTAGAGAGTTGGAGGCATATTGACGAAGGAAGTCCATTTGGTCATCTTTAGATGAACCTTCTTTAAATGCACGAGCCTTCACCATTTTTTCTTTATCAGCTGCCTTTTTATTAGCAGCTGCTGGTTTCTTAGTTGGAACTTTTTTAGTTGGAACTTCTTTACGCTTTGCAGCGCCTTTTGTAATTCCATTCTTTAATCGACGATAATCATCAATGAATTTTACAACATTAGGATCCATCACCGTATTTAAAAGTTCATCTGCAATACCATTTTCAAGAGCAAAGTCTCGAATTTCAACTGCAACCTTTTCATTAAAGTCAGGGATCATTTGTGGTATTACTTCTTCAAAGTGTTTCATCTGAGATGCAAACTTTTCTTCTTGAAGTTTTGATTTCTGTTCTTCAACAGTTTTTAAAAGATTCTCACGAGTGTTACGTGCAGACCAGTATTTCTGCTGTGCCTGTTCACGTTGATCTTTAAGATCACTTAACTCATAAGTATCACCACTTTCCCTAGCTTCTTTGATTTTGGCTTCAACATCATGGTATTCCTTAGCCAGTTTTTGTTCATCCATTGTTAGCATTGCGTTAGTAGCATCTGATATTTTTGAAATTTCAGATAGCTTAGCAACACGTTCTTCTTCAATAGACTTACGTGCCTCTCCGAGTTCACGACCCTTCTTAGAGAGTGAAGCATCTGTCTGATAGCCCTTGAGCAAATCAGCAAATGAGACTTCCATTTCTTCTCCATCAATTTTGACAGAGACTTTGGCATCTAAATCTAAATCATCAACAGTGAATACATCAGCTTCTTGGGTAGGGGCTTCCGCGCCATCCTCATCTTCTGACTCTTCTGTTTCTTCCTCAGACTCTTCATCGCTAACGGCGGTATCTGCTACATCTGGGTCTTCCTCAGCAGTTACCTCCGGATCCTCGTACTCGACCTCCTCTTCTGGTAGCGGCACATCATCATTCCGAAGAAATTCGGTATTAGATAATACGGCATCTAGGAGTTCTTGTTCGTTTGGACCAGCAGAACTGGGAACATCATCCGTGTTGGGTAGAGATTCATTTTGTTCTGACATGTTTTATTATCCTTCTTTTTTAGCCGTAGGCTTTTTTGCCTTTGGTACGGATGTTTCTTTATTGGCTTTGTATCGATCTAATAGGTTATACATAGCCATGAGCTGATTGCTATTAAGTTTGGCCTTACCTGGAGATCGCATAGAATCGTACTCTAACAGGTTAATCATGTTTTCCACGTTCTTTACCAACTTTTCGTAATCAATATTGTTCATTATGCGTTGTCCTCAATGTATGGTACATTCTTTCCGTATGTTTCAAAGTTAATTAGTTTCTGTTTAACATCCCCCAACGCAAGTGCTGAGTTATATATAAACTCTCGTGTCTTAACTTCATGTGGATCTGTTCCTAACCAGGCAGTAAAATACTGCACTAATAACTCTCCATACGCTTCATTGAAGAAACCTTCGCGTTGTTGTGAAGAGAAATTAGCACGTAGTAATGCTTCTTTGGCTTGTAGATCCGGATGTGTATTTCCTTTCAGCGTCTTCTCCGCTGCAGCTTTATACTTTTCCATTATGTTTCCTTATGATTTAGACCTGTATCTAGAAGTCTTTTTGGCTATCTTTTTAGGTTGCGAAACATACTGCTTACCCTCTTTAGTGCCCTTACGTTTAGCCGCACTTGTAGCAGAGTATTCTTTAGAGCTTAATGCTTCCCTTGCCTTTTTAGGTAGATACCTTTCACCTGTAGCCTTATTACCTTGAGTAGAGTTCTTACCACTCTTAGTACCCCATTTTTCATCAGTCCATTTATCTAAACTCTTCTGGGATTTTTTCTTAGGCACGATAACCGCCCCCAGCTTTTTTGTACTCACTGGCTAATAGTTGAGCCTTACGTGCAGACCATTGGCCTGGGCTTCCACCTTTAGATCCAGCTTTTATTTTTTTAAATAGGTTCTTACGCATTGTAGGTTTAGTGTAATTACCCGCCTCATTAACAGTGGATTTTTTCTTTACCATTTTTCTTTATCCGCCCAATACGCTGCAGACATTTTACCTTTAGCAATATTCTTACTATGCCTGGCTTTAAAACTAGCACGTTTCTTTTTCATCTTATCAGATTCGCCGGACTTAGGAGCACCTGCTGTAGACGCACCTTGTTCTCCGAATCGAATAGTTTTAACTTTCTCTCCCTCTTTAGCAACAACAACATGTGACTTAGTGGGGTGTGATGGAGTGCGTTTAGGTTTATTATAACCAGACACTCCAGCGTTAGTTAGCCTTGAGTCTTTTTTCTTCGGCATCAATTAAACTCCTCATGTAAAGAATAGCCATCTTTTTATTGCAAGTTATTATGATGACTTTACCATCTTTACTATAACCTACGTACTTATTATTTTTATTTTGGAATAACCTCAAAGCAATATACCGTTGTTGTACTGTTAGTTATCAGAACTGAAGACCTAATCTTCTCTTGTTCACAAACATCAAACGAACTATATTGACCTAAGATGTAGTGGTCTAATTTATTATTAGTAAACATAAACCAAACTAAAAACCACATTACCACTTCCCCTGTTTTACACCTAAAAAATACATTGCTATTATCAAAGCACCTACACCCGCCAATGCTACACAGATACCCACAGCCCAGTTAATGCAGTTATCTACAAACTCTTGTTTCTTGTAGACTAGTTCACGTTGTTCTTTACGTTGCTTCGCCTCTATCCTCACTATCTCTTCCCATGCACTAGGGCCGTAAGTCCAAGATATGTGTGATTTGAGTTCTTCTCTCATCTCTTTGAGCTTTTGTTTCTGTGACCATATCTCTAATGCATTGGACTGAGTATCACTGAACATCTTATACATTGGAGGGTTTTTAGCTTTATCTTCTAAGAAGTCTAAGTCGCTTACAGCCTTAGACCATTGGGATACTGCACTAGTCATAGAACTGATTTCACGGCCTACGGACACAGCTTTCTTAATGCCATTGTAGGCTGTGGTTGCTGCTGCCATAGCTGTAAAAGGATCAATCATCTACTTTGCCATATCTCTGTGGTCACGGTTAATGTAACGTAACTCACTTTCTATAACAGCTACCCTTTGTTTGAGTTTATTAATCTCATTGATAGCGGAAGTCATAGATGCAAGCTCATCCCATAGTTCTTCTATGTCATCCCATACGTATTGTATTTCTACACCATTACCTTCAACATCACGTTTAAGATTGATGTTGTCCTCAATAGCCATACGTGAACCTAGTTGGCTGACAGTTTCTTCTAAGTTGGATATAGTAGATGCCTGTTGAGACACCCACCACACACCACCTGCAAGCTGAACAGCCATAGCTAACACAAGGGCAATAGGAAGTTTAATATTATCCATTGTAATTACTCCTTGTTAGTTCTACTGTTTTCCATCATATCACGAATTGATTTAATGTTTTCATCCATACGACCTAGGGTCACTGCCTGAGATTGCATTATAGATGTTAGGTTGTTTATCCTTACTTCATGACGACTAAGGTCTCTAGAGTTAAGCTCAATTGCACTTGCCAGGCTCGAAACATACCACACTAAGGCCCCTGTTTGAAAGAGGATACCCACTAGAAATGATATAGATACACTTTTATTTTCCATTACTTTGCAAACCCCGCCCCAAAGTATAAACCTACAATGGCTGATACAATGTGCGTATCAAGCGGCGTGATTACAAAACCTGTAGCAGACTGCCATACAATTTGTTTATCTGGTCCAAACAAGAAGTTCCAAAATCCACCCTGTACTTCTGTATATCCTACGAATACAGGAACTTCTGGGTACCATACAGCTACTAACTTAGGTAGTACAATAATAGAGATCACAGCTGAAAGGGCAATTATCCTACGTGTCCACGCAAAATGTTTATCCTTCGATCCGTATTCCCGCGCAGTGTTAACTGAACCTATAAGTAGTCTTTGTTGTTCTGCTTTATTTTTATTACTCTGACCCCAAATAGACATCACCCCACCTAAGACGGTGGAGAAAAGCATTGTAATCAGTTCTAAAGGTAATCCAAACATCTCTCCACCTCCTCTTAGTTATACTTCACCTGCAATCATAGCTCTTGCAAGAGTTGTTATTTGGTTGAAGTCAGGACGCATTGGGGGTTCAATACCCTCTTTACGAGCCTTGATATCAATCTCTGCCCACTGTTGGAAATGCTTATCAATAGAGATAGCTAACTGTTTAGTGTTATCATCTACAGTGTTCTTAGATTGTGCGTTAGTAAATGTAACATTGGCTTCGGCCAGTAATGCATCAGCTTCTGCTTTACGTTGAAGTAGAGCACTATCCTTTTGGTTATTTTCAGTTTGTTGTTTAACAGTTTCTATAGCTTTCTGTTTAAACTCATCTGTAGTGTAATCTTCAAGGTAATCGTTACTGTCAATACCCATAGATTCTATGAGCTTTGTAGCTAAGACAGCAGGAGCTTCTGGACGAATTACAACACCCTGGCCCTGGCTGTTAAGGCCTGGGAGAACTGTACCACCAAGCATCTCAAATTTCTTAATCATATTTGCATTTGAGTTTTCACCGATATCAAGGAACACTTCAACATCCATACGAGATGGGAGTGACATGATATCTATCTCAGCAAACACACCTTGGTAACTAAACTTGGAGTGAGTCTTTAAGCATTTACGCATTGTTTTATACACACCTGTGCATAGACGCTTCATACCTGTTTCGGCAAACCTACGAGCAATGTGTTGTATACGTTTTTGAGATGCAGATTGAACTGCAGCTAATTTCTGCTCACTGTTACCAGAAACATACAGAGAGTCATTGAGACCCTGTGCAGCCTTGGACATCCCAGTTGCCTGCTCTTTAATTGTCTGTAAGTGTGAGAGCAGTGGTACAGTACCTGAGCTAATTGCCTCTGGAGGCATTGAGGATACAGCACCATTAGGATTACCGTTAGTTGGTATGATTTGTTTTGGTCTTATATTTTGAAGAGCAGAAAAATCAACAACGTTTGGATCAGCAAGCTTTGGTGAATAGTTTGTAAGATATGTATTTTCAACAAACCCACGAAGGATTGCAGTAGACGCTAGTGTTGATGAGCGAGTGAAGTCAGCAATAGACAAACCATAAAACTCATATGGGATATCGATGGGCGATAGACACGCAATTGGTATCATGTCTACATCACATTCATACAAGACTGTATCACCTGCAGTTATGAAGTGCTTAAGCTCAGCAACCCCATCCCCATCACGATCAACATTAATCCAACACTCTGTGATTGTAACTTCCCGATTCGCTTCAAGGGCAGTCACATCGTCAGACATACGACCTTGGAGATAGCTTTGACCTGTTACTAATTTACGAGCTGCAATATCTTCTGCATAGCTTCCATTACCATCCCAGCCAGTGTCATCTCCAAGCTCATCCCACTCGTCTTCGTTGATACTGTCTGCAACATCCGGCCACATTTTACGTATCTCTGAGCGAGTCAGAATTGTTTGAACACCTACGAAACTTGCGTCATCTATTGACTTAGCATCACGAGAAATCCTAAAAGATTCTGGTGGAATGTTTTCAATCTTCACACGAGAGTTATCATTCTTACGACGAATACGGACATCAACATAAACCAATTCAGCATCCTGCTGTCCGGTCTCCATGTTTAACTCACCTAACTCATTTTCATAATTTAGGTTACCAATGATCTCAACTCCTTCTTCAGCAAGGAGGATATCCAACTGGCCCTGAGAGATCTTCTCGTATTCTTCAAACTCGTACTCATAACCTTCTACATAGTCCCACCGAACTACACCATTCTTCCATAATAGAGCACTTTTTATCCAAGTTTGGATAAGTTCCCACCCATTATTCTGTTTAAATATGGCATAATTAGTAACCATTGAGGCATCCCTAGCACTCTTAAAAGAGCCTGGAGAATTGTCATATGGTACAAATCTAGCTAATTTACCATTGTTTAAAAACAAATCAGACAAGATTGCAGTATATGCTTCTATTGTTTCGGTAGTAGACGTGTCAACAATACTAGATACACCCTGAGGTGCTAAGTGATCTGCAGCAATACCTGCAAACTCATATGTAGATCGTTGACGTTCCCGTGTCATATCAGAGGAGTTTAACCATTCCCCTGTAGAG